TCGATCTTGGTCTTCATACGGTCGACGCGGTTCTGCGCCGCCTGCAGAATCTTGAACCGGAACTCCTGCGCGACCGTCTCCTTGAGCTCGGCCAGCTGGGTCTTGTTGGGCGCCTGCCCGGAGGACTGCAGCACCTCCATGACGCGCTCTGCGAAGGCCAGCTGCAGCTCCTCGGACTCCTTTGGGGACAAGTCTGGGATGGCAGTGGGGGTGAGGTCCCACGGGGGGGTGCCACTATCGAGCAGGATGTCACGCAGCCAGCTCTCGGCCGCCCGGCACTTGACCTCCGTGATCATCATGTAGACCTCGGAGCCGCCCTGCATCTTGATCTGAGAGAGCTTGTCCGCCTCGTACGCGCCGTTGCGCTGCCGCATGGCCTTGAGCATGATGTCGGTGATGGGGTCGCGCGAGATGCGTGCAGCATCCCAGCACTGCTTCAGGTGAGCCACGATGCCCAACATGATGGGGCTGCTCTGGCGAGCGGCAAGATCGCGCTCTGCCTGCTGTCGCTCTTGGCGAACAAGCTCGTCGTTACCGACAACGCGAAGTAATGTCAGACCTGCCATGTAGTGCTCCTTGGCGACACAATACACAGTACGCACCATACGCGCAAGAAAAACCCCGCCGGGGATGGACCGGCGGGGCAAGTTGAGCAGGCAGCGGAGCAGGGAGGAGAAGTCCGCTGGTGGAAACAGCCTATCACGCCCACCCGCGAGCGTCAACGCGCTTGATCTCACGCCGCTGGTGGAGCAGTGCGCCGCTGTCAAGGCTGCCCACGTGGAGGCAGAAGTAGCTGACCGCATCGCCGACGTGGCTGTGCTTGCCTGCGTCGCCCGTCTTCTCCAGCCCATCGCCGTTCTTCTTGAACCGGTACCCGCCCATCATGGCGGCCTTGACCCGGTTGCAGCTGGGGTCCACGAGGAACCCCGGATCGCCGTCGACCTGCCGCATGAGGTAGTCATCCACGGCCGCGATCCGCGCCGTGATGCTGTTGGTCCGCGCAGGGATAACCCGCAGCCCTTCCGCCTTGATGATGTCGATCGCGCTCCGCTCGTCCGTCTGCGCGCGCTGGACGCCCGCAGGGTCGACCACAACGATCACCGGTGCCCCAGCGAACCTCTCGAACAGCAGGGGCTTCAGCACCGTCCTGACGAAGCGCTGGACCCCCATGTCGTAGCTGACCGCTTCAGCCATCACGAGGGCCCGGCCGCGCGGGTCCTGCTGCCCTATCACCGCGGCCGGGGTGAGGCCGAGGTCCATCCCCACGATCACAGGGCGGGTGCCATTGATGAAGGGGCGCAGGGTGGCTCTGGCCATGTGGTAGTCAGGGCGGAAGTACTTGAACACCGGCGTGCCGGCCAGCGACAGCCCGTACTCCCCGTCGATGAAAACCCGGATGTACTCCTCCGACCGACCTTGGGTGTCGTAGTACCCGTCCGGCAGGTTCTCGATGTTCTCGGCGTAGGGGCTCCTGCCCGAGGGCTGCTTGAAGACGTCCCAGCCGTTGTCGTTGGGGGAGACACCGTCCTTGGGGTCGATCTTCTCCATCTGGTAGAACCACCACGTATCCATGGTGGGCGGGTTGGTGTCTGCCCACATCCCGTGCCATGTGGCGCCGCCGTCCTTGGCAGAGGGAAATCGACCGATGCGCTTGGACATGGCGTCCACGATGTCGGGGTGGATGTCCCTGCACTCGTTGAACCACGCGAAGGTAAGCTCGAGGGAGTTGAGGTTGGCCACGTCATCCGCGTCGTCGAGCGCTCGGAACATGATCTCGCACTCGATGTCGCCCACCTTGAAGAAGTAGGTCTTGGTGGTGCGCATGAAGTGCCCGCAGACGCCGGACGGGAACCAGTCGAGGAAGGTTTTGATGGTGGTATCCGACAGCTGGCGCACGGTTTCACGCACCACAGCACAGCGCGTCCTGCGGATGCCCTGTGCGTTGGGTTTCTGCTGGGCCGCGCGGCGGATTATCTCGAAGCAGCACGCCACGGACTTGCCAGAGCCGACAGGACCCATGATCGCGCGCATCCGAGCGTCCGAATCCATGAATCTGGTCACGGTGGGGGTCGGGGTGTAAGAGATATCTAGGGGCATTAGTGCGTCCTCAGTACTTCCCACTCGCCGATGGCGCGCAGGTCAATTGTGTACCACCCATAGTAGTCATCGCCGGCCACACAGACCACGGCGGCGTCGGGATCGTCGGTATCGTTCCCGTTCTCATCCATCATGTTGGTGATTGCCACGGCAAACTCGCTGTCCAGCACCACATAGCCATCGTACAGAGCGACATGAGTGACATCAGTCATAGGTAATCACCATGTAAGGGGGGTTCCCGGGCTTGGGACGGGCGACACGCGCTGTGCGGTAGGACTTTTTGGCCGCTTGGAGGGTGGCCGCGAACGCTTGGGCGGCAAACAGGCTGTAAAACCGGTGGACCTCACTCATACTCGACGACATCGGCGTCCTCTATGGCGGGAGGGGTGTGTTTTGCGGTCACATCGAGGGTCTGACCCCCCAAGTTAATCGTAATAGTGACGCCCCCAGACCCGCCAGCGCCTTCTTCTTTCGGGGGGGTCTCCAGACCCCCCCAGCGGACCGTTGCCTTGATGAGGTCGGCCTTGACCGCGGGGCTCACAATGGGGTCGTGGATGAGAATCCATGAGGTCTTGAGCAGTTCTTCAGCCTGTGCGCGGGCCTTGACCCGGAACGTGAGCCCCTTGGTGCGCACTTCTTCCCTGTAGGCATCCACCTTCTTCAGGAAGTTGGCGTCGTTCTTGAAGGTGAGCAGGTCACTGGCATCGTACTCGTGCCGATCCAGCAGTTCGTCGAGCTTCTCCCCGCTGCCCTCCATGAGAAGGGCGAGGTCGAAGGCGAAACGGTCGGACCACTTGGTCTGGACGGGGCTCATGTACATGGGGGGATGATACCTCTTGGTGGCGGGGCCGGTCAATAGTGTAAAGATTTGGTTTTAGGGCCGGGAAAATTTTTGGATTAGCAGAGGCGGGGGTGCTATAAAGTGTACGGATGGTGTATGAATGTAAAGATTGCTATTTTTGGGTCGTGCTTTGTGGGGTTTACCATTATACGGGGGGTATGCGAATCCGCTGTCCGACCCCCCACCCCCCTATGCGCGCGCATAATGCGTCGCGGGCGTCTTATCCTCTGGTATAAAGCGATTTCACCCTATGTTGCGGCAGATTTGACAAGCCCGACGACCCATGCAATAAAGATCTCACCGAACAGCAGACGATCGCTGAACGGTAGGGTGAGACCCCGACGCTCTTTGACATCGCTGGTCGCCATGGGTTTATGGCGTGGGAATTGTGCTGGGCCTAGATGGTCTGGGTCTAGCATTTATCCCACAAAGGAAACCACGTATCATGGCAATGTTTGCAATCGAACCCGTCACGCTCACCATCAAGCTGACCGTCACCAAGGCTACGGAAAACGGTCTGCTGGGCGGCGTGACTTCGGTAGAAGTCCTGTCAGCCAATGGCGAGGCGGATGCACGCTTCTACGGGTTTGCTGACTACCGGGGCGGCATGGTCCTCAACTTCAAGGCGGACGGACGTCCGGCCCAAAAGGTCAAGGAAGCCAAGCCTGCGCCGAAGGCGCTGACCGCGGCACAAGTCGCCTCAATCCCGGGTCCGGCCACCAAGCCAGTCAAGGGCAAGGCCAAGGTCGCCGCGGCTCCGGCTCCGGCCGCCGAGGCTCCTGCGGCTCCTGCGGCCCCTGACATGGCTGCAATCGTGGCCGCTGTCATGGCCGCGCTCGGCCAGAAGTAAGAACAGGGCGGGCCCGCAAGGGCCCGCCTACCCTCAAACAAGGAATGTAAAGATGACCAAAGACACTCTCGCAGCGCGGCGCGACCGCCAAATCAAGATTGACGCGCACGTATCCAAGATCGGGCAGAAGGCCGCGCAGCGGTACCTTGACACCCGCCAAAGCCCCACTGCGGGCAGCATCCGCGAGTGGATCGCCGGCGCCCTGTTTGGCGCCCTGATGATCCTCCTCGCTGTGATCCTCCTCTCGCTGTAAACCTAACCCGCCCGGCTAACCCCGGGCGGGTTTTTTGTTGTCTGCTTTACACCTTTACACTGTCCACACAGGTAGCGCTTGCGCGCCTCTTTGTTTGCGCGTTTCACTCGCCATACGTCGGGGGCCTGTAGCTCTACATGTAAACGCGATGTATCTTTACACACTATAGTCGGGGGTCTGTG